GATCCATTAAAAGGAGCTACACTTAAAACAAACATGAGAAACTATCTTGTACAAAGAGGTTTTTCAGATCAAGAAATTTCTGCTATTTATGATAGCAGACAATTTGATGTGGTCTTAGATGGAATGAGATATTTTGAAAATGCAAAACCAGTGAAAACAAATTTTGCAAAAAAAATTGTCAAACCATCAAGAGTTGTTAAGTCAGGTGTTAAAAGTACAAAAGATGAAAAAGATAATAAATCAAGGTTGTCTCAATTAAGAACCTTGAAGAAGTCAGGCAACACAAAAGATGCTGTTGATCTTCTGAAAGGTTATTTATAAACAACTAACCTAAAAAGGAGACGAAAATGGCTGTATTTCAAACATACCAAACAGTCGGCATAAGAGAGGATCTAGCGGATATTATTTATTCAATAGCTCCAACAGAAACTCCATTTATGTCTGGGGTTGCTAAAACATCAGCAACTAACACATCACACCAATGGCAAACAGACTCATTGGCTGATGTAGCTGCAAATGCTGCGATAGAAGGTGCTTCAATCTCATATCCAACATTATCAGCAACAACTAAACTAACTAACCACACTCAGATTTCTACAAAAGCTGTGCAAGTATCTGCAACAAATGATGCTGTAACATCTGCTGGAAGAAATAATGAGTTAGCTTACCAAGTAGCAAAATCTGCGAAAGAACTAAAAAGAGATATGGAAACTGCTCTTTTATCTAACGTAGCTGGTACTGCTGGAAATGCCACAACTGCAAGAAAATTAGGAGGAGTTCAAACATGGATTTCATCTAACGTAGATGCTGGTTCTGGTGGTTCTGGTTCTGGTGGCGGTGCTGCAAGAACAGATGGAACTCAAAGAGCTTTCACAGAAGACCAATTAAAAGGTGTTCTAAGAAGTTGCTTTGATGAAGGTGGAAATCCAAACATGATTATGGTTGGAGCTTTCAACAAACAAAAACTATCTGGCTTTACAGGCGGTTCAACAAGATTTGACCAAGCAGAAGACAGAAGATTAGTTACATCTATTGATGTCTATGAAAGTGACTTTGGAACACTCCAAGTTGCTCCTAATAGATTCATTAGAGGTGCTAACTCAACTGCTGCTAAAAAAGGTCAAGATGCTCTAATCTTAGAGATGGACTACTTTGCAGTGGCTTTCTTAAGAGATTTCAGTTTACAGAATCCTGCACAGACTGCTGATGCAGACCAAAGATTCATGGTAGCTGAGTACACTCTTGAGTCAAGAAACGAAAAAGCTAGTGGTGCTGTTTACGATTTAACAACATCATAATCTTAATTGTGATAGGGGGTGTAACCTTTAAAAACTACATCCCCATCACTTAACCAATGTTGAAGTCTTAGTAAGGTTATAGGCGGAACAACAAACGGAGAAAAAAAATGAGAACACTAAACGATTATTTTTTATATGGAGTAATTGATGATGTATCTACTGCTTCTACAGTAAGAATACCTGTGCCAGATGCTGGTAAGGTTATTAAAATATCTACTGTATTAGGCGGAACAATCGCAACTGCAAATGCTACTGTGACTGCAAAAATTGGAACTACTAATATGACTGGTGGTGCAATAACTGTAGCTCACTCTGGGTCTGCTGCTGGTGATATAGATACAGCAGAACCAACTGCTGCAAATAATGTTGTTGAAGGCGATTTTATTGCTTTAGCAACTGATGGTGCATCTACAAATACACATACTTTACACTTTACAATAGTTGTAAGAAGATAGTAATAATACTTGGGGGTTCATGCCTAGCGGAAGTTCCCCCATAACAAATAGGAGAAAAAAATATGAGCTTTAATTATGCTTTAAGACCTACAGTAATAAACAATATAACTATGGCAGGTGGTGGAACAACTGCATCAGTACAATCTAGTGCTTTTGGTTCACAAACAGAATATGTTAGATTAGTTTCAGCAGTAGATTTTTTTGTTGATTTTGGAGTAAATCCAACTGCAACCGCAGCAAAAATTTTAATAACTGCCGACCAACCTGAAATATTCAAAGTTAGTCCAGGTGAAAAGATTGCTGGGTTAAATGCAACAAATAGTGCAGTTCTTTATGTTACTGAAATGAGTGCTTAGTGGCTAAGAAAAGACCTCTCTTTGGTGTTTCTAATTATGTAAAGCGAACTAGGAAAAAAAGACCTGGTAGGCATACAAAGAACATAAGTAAAAGAATACCAAGAAGAAAAAAATATAGAGGACAAGGTAGATGAAAGATATTGTTACAAATGGTTTACAGCAAACTACTTATTCTAAAGATGATATGGAGAAAAAAATTGTCATCAAAGAACAAGTAAATATAGACCCACATATTAAACACAATAAAACTTTATATACACAAAATGATGGTTACTCTAAATCAAGAGAGCTTAAAAGAGTAGCTTCTATACCAACTATTGCATTATCAGTATGGGCAAATGAATACAATGGTGATAGTAATTGGTTTGGACTACCAAAAGAAGTTCAAAAAAAAATATTAAAAGAAAAACTTAATAGTAGTGAGTTTAGATATTTTAGAACAGCAGAAGGAAAAATATAATGGCATTAAATAGTTATTCAACTTTAAAAACATCAATAGCAAATTGGTTAAATAGATCAGACCTTACTACAGAGATAGAAGATTTTATTGTTCTTGCAGAAAAAGATTTTAATTCAAAATTAAGAATTAGAAAAATGATAGCACAAACATCAATAACTATTGATGCTGAAACAGTGGCTTTACCTACAGGATTTTTACAAATAAGAGATTTTTTTATTACAGAAGGTGGAACTAAACATTCTTTAACATTTATGACTCCATCACAAATGGATCAAATAAAAGGTTCATCAACAAGTGGTATGCCTGAAGTTTATACTATACTTGGAGATAACTTTAGATTTGCACCTGTTCCTTCTTCAAGTTACTCAGGTACATTAAATTTTTACAAAGAGTTTGATCCTTTATCAGATTCAAATACATCTAATTTTATTTTAACAAGTCATCCTGCAATTTATTTATATGGTTCACTATATCATGCTGCTAACTTTTTAGGTGGTGTAGAACCAAGACTTATTCAACAATGGCAACAAATGTATGCTACAGCTCTTGAGAGATTAGAAAGAAATGATAGAGAAGATCAATTTAGTGGTTCTCCATTACAAATAAGAACAGATGTAACAGTGGAAGCTCCTTTTTCAGATCATACAAAAGTAACGAACAATAATACTTAGGACTTTAAATGCAAATACCTTTTGGCGAATGGCTACCAGATCAACCTGAATATTTAAATCCTGGTGCTATAACAGCAAACAATGTTTATTACGCACAAAATTCTTACAAAAGATTTCCTGCTTTAGTTAATTATAGTTCTAATAATATTGGTGCTGATAGTAGAGGAGCTGGTTCATTTAGAAATAATGCTGGAGCTGTATTTAACTTTGTTGCTAAAAATACAGACATCTATCAATTAGATGGAGGTACATTTACTTCAAGAAAAGGATCATTAACAGGTACTAATTCAGATTACTTTACATTTACACAATTTGGAAATCATGTTGTAGCAAGTAATGGTGTAGATGCACCTCAATATTATTTAATGGGTACATCAACTAACTTTGCTAATCTTTCATCAATAGCAACGTCAGGAAGTGTGCCTACATTTAGAGTATCAGGTGTTGTAAGGGATTTTTTAGTTACAGGTAATCAACCTACAAATCAAAACAGAATACAATGGTCAGGTATTAATGATATTGGTACTTGGCAATCAGGAACTAAACAAGCTGACCAACAAGACTTACCAGGTTCAGGTGGAGAGATTGTACATATAACTTCAGGTGAGATTGGTTATGTGTTTAGGCAAAACCAAATTATTCGTATGGACTATGTGGGTGGAGCAACAGTATTTAGATTATCAGTTATATCTCCAAACAGAGGTGCTGTTTATGGTAGAACAGTTTGCCAAGATAATAGGAGAGTATTTTTTTATGCTGATGATGGTTTCTTTGAAATTAATGGTGATAACGTAGTTGCAATAGGTGCTGAAAAAGTTAATAGATTTTTTGATGTAGATTTAAACAAAGCATTTTCTGATAGAATATGTGCTGCTGTTGATCCATTTAATCAATTAGCTTTGTGGTTATACCCATCAGCTTCAAACTCAGCAAATACAACTGGTATATGTGATAAAATATTAATTTATAATTATGCTACACAAAAATGGTCAACGGCTGATGCAAATGCTTCAACTATTTTTACACAGTTCGTAGGTGCTTACACAGTAGAATTGATGGACTTATTATCTGAAAACTTAGAAAATATTAACATAGCTTTAGATACTGATTTTTGGTCTGGAGGACAATTACTTCTTGGAGCTATAGACAGCGATTTTAAAGCTGCCATATTTTCAGGTAATCAAAATCAAGGAACAATAGAAACTAGACAATTAGAGTTGTTTACAGGACATAGAAGTAGTATAACCAATGTCAGACCTATTGTTGATGCTTCTGCTACTGTAACTGTAAAAAGCAAAGAAAAACTAGCTGATTCGGAAACTGAATCTGCTGTATCAACAATGAACGATAGTGGGGATAATCCTGTAAGAGAATCTGGGAGATATTTTAAAATTAAAGTAGTAACTCCAAGTGGTGTGAATTGGACTCATGCTCAAGGAGTAGATATAATTGCTACAAAAATTGGTTTAAGATGACGGATAAAACTGATATAGACAATGTTAGATACAGTTTTGAAACACAAGAGTTTTTTCAAAGACAAATTGAAGAAGCTATCAACACTTTAATTAATGAGAAAAATAAAGAAAACAATAAAGCATATTCTTGGTTTTTAGGAGATTAGATGACAAGTAACATAAAAGATTATTCAACAACCCAATCATCAAACACATCATTAAATACCATCAATGTTGGTGAGGGTATGCTGCCATCTAATCTTAACAATGCCATTAGAGCATTGATGAAGAACACTAGAGACTGGTTCAATGATGCACAATGGATTGAGTATGGTGATGGTAGCGGTGCTTATACTGCTGCTTATGCTTCAGCTACATCTTTTACAATAAATGGTTCAGATGTAACTGCAATTTATCATGCAGGTAGAAGAATAAAATTAACTGCATCATCACCTGGTACTATTTTTGGAACAATATCTAGTTCATCTTTTTCTTCTAATACAACTGTAAACGTAACTTGGGATAGTGGTTCATTATCTAATGAAGCTATTACAAATGTTTATATTGGTGCATTATCAAAAACAAATAACTCAATACCTACAGATATTTTAGGTGCAGCAAATTTACAATCAAACTCTGTTACTACTATTAAAATTGCAGATGATGCTGTAACAAATGCTAAAATTGCAGACAATGCAGTTCAAGCATCACAAATAAATGCTAATGCAGTTACTGAAGCTAAAATAAATGCTTCTGCTGTAACTACAACTAAGATTGCTGACACAGCAATAACAACTGCTAAAATCACAGATGCAAATGTAACAGCAGCAAAACTTGCAAGTGATTCAGTAACTACAGCTAAAATAGCAGATGATGCAGTAACGATTGCAAAAATAGCAGACGCAGCTATTGTTACAAGTTCAGAACAAGCAAGTCATACACCAGATAATAATACTTTCTATACAACTTCTGCTTCTGACACTAGATTTTTAAATAAAGATACTTCTGAATTAATAAATTCAGGTAATACTTGGTCAGCTTCAGATGATTTTATTGCAACAACAGCAGCTATTGATGCCAGAGTTATAGATTTAGTTGATGATGTTGGTGGTTTCTTTCCAATAGCAAATGAAACAAGTTTTCCAAATACAAACCCTGATGTTAATGATGGAGCAGGAACAATCGTTTCTATAAAAGAAATTGCATCTACAAGAACACCATCTGGAGGAACAGTTAGTATATCAGGTGGAACTGTGGGTGGTTCTACAGTTACAATTAATGGATGTGGTTCTACAGTTTTAACTGCTGGATTTGGTGTACTTGTTGAAACAACAACAACATTAAACACATACACATTTCATAGACTTTCACCAAAAGCTACAGAGGTTTCAACAGTAGCATCAGTATCTACTGAGATAGGCAGATTAGGAACTGCTGATGCAGTTTCAGATATGAATACGTTAGGTACAACACAAAATGTATCTGACATGAACACATTAGCTGCAATAAGTGGATTAAACACTTTAGCATCAAACTCAGCTAATGTTACTACAGTTGCAAATAATTTAAGTTCAGTAAATAATTTTGCTGAAGTATATAGAATAGCATCATCTGCTCCGACAGACTCACTCAATGTTGGTGATCTTTACTTTGACACTACTGCTAATGAATTAAAAGTTTACAAATCATCAGGTTGGGCAGCAGCAGGTTCAACTGTTAATGGAACTTCAGCTAGATTTAAATACACAGCTTCAGGTAGTCAAACTACATTTACAGGATCAGACGATAATGGAAATACATTAGCTTATGACGCAGGTTTTATTGACTGTTATTTAAATGGAGTAAAATTAGTCAATGGTACTGACGTAACTGTAACTTCAGGTACATCAGTAGTTCTAGCATCAGGTGCAACTGCTGGTGATATTCTTGATCTTGTTGGTTTTGGTACATTTAATGTTGCAGCGATTGCAGCTACATCCATTACATCAGGAACATTAGCAGACGCAAGACTACCAAGCACAATGGCAAGTAAAACATTAACTGGTGCAAATGTTACAACTAATTACAATGGATTAACTGTTAGTGGTGATGGTGGATCTAATGATGGTCAAATACAATTAAACTGTTCACAAAATTCACATGGTGTTAAAATTAAAGCACCTCCACATAGTGCTGGTCAATCTTATACTTTAACTTTACCATCATCTATTACTAACAATTATTATTTAAAAACAGATGGTTCAGGTAATTTATCTTTTGCAGAAGTCCCTACAGAAACTAAACCAACTGTTGCTAACGTAGCACAAACCATAGCTCCTGCAACAGCCACAACAATTAATATTACAGGAACAAATTTTTCAGGAATACCAAGAGTAGAATTTATAAAATCAGATGGTTCAGTCACAACAGCTAACACAGTTAGTTTAACAAATGCTACAACTTTATCTGTTAATGCAACTTTAGCATTAGGAAACTACTATGTAAGAATAGAACTTGATGATGGTAATTCAGGAAGAAGTGCCAATGCAATTATTACAGCTTCAACAGCTCCAAGTTTTTCTACAAATGCTGGGTCATTAGGAACTATAGCTGGTAATTTTTCAGGAACAGTTGCAACAATTGCTGGATCATCAGACTCAACAATAGCTTTTTCTGAAACAACAAGTGTATTAACTAACGCATCACAAGCTAATTGTACTTTAAATTCATCTACAGGTGTGATAACAACAAGTGATTTCGGTGGTTCAAGTACAACACCAACAACTTATACTTTTACTATCAGAATAACAGATGCTGAAAACCAAACAGCAGATAGAGAATTTTCATTAACAAGCTCATTTGGAGCAACTGGCGGAGGACAATTTAACTAATGGCTACAACATATTTAACAAGACAAATTTCAAGTGCAGGAAGCAGAAAAAAAGCTACAATTAGTTTGTGGGTTAAAAGAGGTAGTAATTTTGGAAATGACCAAAGATTTTTTAGTTATGAAAATACTTCTGTTTCAAACAATGTAACAGTATTTAAATTCTCAGGAGATAGTATTCAGTTTGCAGACCAAACAGGTGGTAGTAATAATGCTAGATATGATGGAACTAGAAAACTAAGAGATAATAACTCTTGGTATCATTTTTTAGTAAAGATGGATACAACGCAATCAACTAATACAGATAGATTAAAAGTTTATATTAATGGAGAATTACAATCTGAAGCAAGTTATACTTATCCAACACAAAACGCAGATTTAAATATAGGTCATAATGCTAATGCTTACATAGATATTGGAAGATGGAGAGGTTCTAATAATCAATACTTTGATGGTTGTATATCTCATTTTCACTATACAGATGGTTATGCTTATGATGCTTCTACATTCGGTTCTACGGATTCTGTGACTGGTGAATGGAAAATAAACACATCACCAAGTATTACAATGGGAACAAATGGTTTTACAATTTTAAAAGATGGAAATACAATTACAGACCAATCAGCTAACTCTAATAACTTTACATTAGGTGCTGGTACACTAACTAATACTGAAGATTGTCCTAGTAATGTTTTTGCTACTATGAATCCTTTAATTAGGTCATCTAACGGAACATTTGCTAGTGGTAATAATAAATTTACTACAAGTGGTGGTGCTTGGGGTTCAGGTTTTGCAACTCTAGGAATGTTTAATGGTCAAGGTAAATATTATATGGAATTTAAAGGAGCAAGTGGAACTAAAATTGGATATGGTATTTCTGATTTTAAAGACTCAGGAGTTATTGACAGAACTCAAAGAGGTGAAACTAGATATTGTGGTGAGTATGCAAATAGTTACGCATATCATTATGGTGGTAATTTTTATTATAATGGTAGCTCAACATCAACAGGTTATGATTCTTTTACATCATCAAATGTTATTGGTATGGCAGTAGATATGGATAATTTAAAAA